TCGGGCCATTCGTCGAAGGGCGTGTCACCTACGAGTGCAGTGAGAGGCATACGCGCCCACATTGCACCGCCATGTACATTCTCTTCCTCGTCACACCCTGTAAACAACACCTGAAAGGATAGGGTACGCATCGGCAGAGTTGTGACTGCTATCACCATTGCGTGTAGAAATTCACCGTGATAGCGGTCGTGATTCGTTGTGTATTCTCTACGTACCCATGCTTTGAAGTAGGGTACGTTGCTTGTTATATAGTTCATAAGCCAGACTCCTGTCATTTTCCCGGCAGGGGTTCCTGCTTATATCATATATAAGTAAAAGGGTCAAGGGGGCAAGACGCCCCCCTGACATGGGTTATTACGTTCCAGTCGAAACGGTAGCAGACTCAACAGGGTTCTGCGACACGTCGCACAGGACAGCGTGTACACGGAAACGCAGTGCAGTCGTGCCGGACGATCCGGAGTCAAGCACAGTTACCTGAACAGAGTCAGCAGAGGTGACCATGTTCACGCCTGCAGCCTTCAGGTTAAACTGGATGATTGCAGCAGCGTTACTTGCGCCACCGTCAACCAACGAGTCAACGTCGGTGCTTGTGCCCACGTCGAGCGTCACGGAGGAGTTGCCCGAAGCCTCAAGGACTTCAAGAGCGCCGCCGATTACCATCGTATCTGCAGGCAGATCGATGAGCTTGACGACATCAGCGCCAGCGAGGGACGTGTTATCAACCGCATCATACACCGGAGAGGTGATGATGTACGGACGGGGCAGATTACCGGGGTGACCAACGGTTCCCCCGCCGGTAATGGTACGATCATAAGTAGCCATTTATATATCTCCCCTTACGCAAAGTCGATGACGCCGCGAACGACAGCTTCAGGGCGCAGAACTTTGCGACCAAAAACGTGCAGACCACGAATAACGTCAGAGAACGACTCAGTTGAACGAACCACTTCGGTCTTAGCGATGTGCGAAGCAGTGGAGGTGGACGACATGTGGCCCGCAAGAACGATGTTCTCAGAGGCGTCAGTTGCCACACCAGACAGGGTCACCTGATCGGTGCCTGCAGTCGAGTTGAGCGCGGTGGACTTGTAGCACCGGAAGCCTGCAAGCAGACCCGGAACAGCAAGACCGTTACGCAGCGGAGAAGTAGCATCGCCGGTTACCTGTACTTCAGCCATTTTATTACCGGCTTGGAACATCTTCTCGTAGAAGATCGGAGGTGCTACGAACCAGCGATTCTCTTCCGGCACAGACTGGTCATCCAGCGTACGTGCCATCAGCAGCATCAGGTTGATGCCAGCATCGTCAGTTTCCACGTTGATGGGAGAGGACGCCGTACCCAGAGCGGTGTTAGTAGTCGTAAGACCGCCAGAGAGTGAGGCATCGTCAGCACCTGCGATACCTGCGCCATCGGAGATAGCTTGCAGGACGTTCGCGTCGTACTTACGCTTCAGAGCAAATGCACCAGACGAGGTAGCAAGTGCTTCGAAGTTTACGTGCGAGTGCCGCTCTTCGATGTCGTCGATCTTAAACGCAAAAGCGTTTGCATTATCGACAACCATCGTGATTTGATCGTCAGCCAAGTCTTGCGCGTTTACGACGGAACCCCGCGTATACGATGAGACAGTGACTGTTGGTTCTTTGATGATACGAACCGTATCGCCGAAGTTTTCAATTTCGCCCGCGTAGTCGGTGTTAGTAATATCTTCTACAACCGAAGCACGACGGAAGAACTTGAGAACCTTCTGGCTGAAAATTTCCGGTGCAAAATTACCGGAAGGCAGGTTGCCGTAACCTGCAGCAGTACCAAATGCCATTGGTTCTTTCCTTCCTTTTTGAGGTTAAGGTTAGTTGTTGGGGTCGATCCGGCCTTCGAGACGTGCGGTGTCGAGTTCTTCTTCGAGTTTCTCGAACTCCCACGGCTTGAGGTTACGGATTTCAGAAGCTTTCCACACTTTGCCTTCTACTTTAGCGGTAGCTACTTCTCGCGCAGAGGCTCTAGTAACTGCGTCTGCCGCAGAGGGCTTCGTGGTTTTCTTCTTTTTTGCTGGTACGCTAGTATCAGCTTTGTAGAGGTCTATGACCCGTGCTGCCCATTTAGCATCCGTATTGTTTTTGTAGATGCCATCTGAGATTGACTCAGGCTGCTCTTCGAGCCACGAAAGAAACTTTTCATCTGTCTTCATTTCATCGAAGTCCGGATGGTGGTTAAGCAGTTGCTGATAGGCTTTCTGCTTTTCCAGTTCCTTCTCACGCTCCTTGATCGTACCTAGCTCCTCGCGGAGTTCGGCGACCTGTGATTCAGCCTGATAAGATGAAACGGTCTGTACGACTTCAAACACTTCTGGATACTGGTCTTTGAATGCTTGCAGTTCTTCTGGTGTCTTCGGCATAGCCACTCCTTTCGGCATTTGCGCTTGAGGAGATTGCATCGCCGTCTTTAGTTCCGCGATTTCCTGCTTGAACTCATTTACTTTCGTATCGTAGTGACGCTTGAGATCGTCGTATCGTTTCTTGTAATCGTGGTCAGGCTCTTGCTTCTGTTCTACGAAGCTACTTGCTTGTTGCGGAGTGGCCTCTTCGGGGTCCGCCTCTTGTGCTTCTACAGTCTCTTCCGCTTCGTTGTCTTCGTCGTCATCCTTGTAGACATCTTCGCGGTGCTTTCCACGATATAACGAATCATTGTTGATTGTTCCGAATGAGTCGTTAGGTTTGTTGGCACGGTGGCCTCTTGCTTTTGCCATTTTATTTACCTCTTGATAGCGGGGCTACTTTGGCGTGTAGGTAGCCGCTCCGGTTGTGCTGGGGCCGCGTTGCGCGGGTAGCCAGCTAATTCTTAATATCTAAATTTTGCAGTGGGATTTTCTGCATCGTAGAGCATGAGGTCTTTTTCGTCGCCTCGTGCTGACCTGAACATCTGTTCTTTTACACTTCTATACTTATCTAAATCGTCTTGACCGAAGGGATACGTATAGTCAGGTATATCATCCAAGTTGTATTTTTTAATCAGTTCTGCTGCAACTTCAGGAGATGTATCACCGATTGCAACGTCAGCTTTCAGGTATGAAAGAAACTGTTGTTTGTAACTATCCCGAGTGTACGCAGCAGTTCTTTGCCCTTTAGGAAGTAGTCCCCCGACAGTTGCGAACGCTATTTGCTTCGCTCTCATTTCTTCTAGGAAGTCAGATTCTTCCTCGAATAGATAGTATTGGGGATTGTAACTACCTAAAAAGTTTTCATCAGTTATAGAACCCGGAGTAATTCTAGGATAGGGGTTTTCCCTCTGTAACGCTTCCGGATTTCTATAGTAATCGGAGTGAGCTAATTCTTCAGCAAGTGCGAAGAGATTAAGTAGAGTCGGTGTGGTGGGTGCATTCACATCATCTCCAGCCGCCGAGTAACCGCCCTTAATTTCTAGCTGATTGTTTAAGCGGGCAAACGCCTGTCTATACTCTTTTTCGATAGAGTCCGGATCATAATTTTCCGTGTATACCTTCTCTCCTTTAGATTGTCTTTCAAAGTTAGCAAGTAAGAGTTTCATCTTACGAGATACTTCGTCTCGGATTATTTTATCTTCGTAATCTAAAGCAGGATTATCATAGCTGGCAGGGTTATCGTCGCTGGCCGGATAATACGGAATGCGGCGCTCTTCGGCCTCACCGCCCTCTGCGAACTTTTTTCCGTCGAGGAATCCACCTCCTGCAGCACCCTTGCGTCCCTTGCCGTTTTCTTTGATACGCTTTGAAGTTTCCTTCTTGCCGCGATTGTTGATTTTTTCGAGTCGGTCGTAGCCGATAATCTTGGCTAGGGCTGGGGGTACGATGACCTCACCACGAGACACTGCAACGTCCACAGCCTTTTCGTATAGGGGCCTATCGACATCGAATGTGCCCTGCTGTCGTGCCTTTGTGTAGGCGTCAAGGATCATCTTCTTGATGTCATCCTCACCCGCAAACTCCACAGCAGCCGCGTTGATTACGAATGTGCCCTCTGGAACGCTCATGGGCTTGTCGTCAGCCACAGTGGCTGCTTCGGATACTTGTGATGGTGGACGCTCTACGAAGCCCGCTGGTGCGGCTCCACCCATTTGCATCCCAACACGGCCACCCTTGCGGAATCCGAAATCAGTAACACCTTCGTAGCTTGCGGCGTAGTCATCAGCAAAGTCACTCATGCTGTATTCTGTTGGAGATGTTTCTTGAGGATCACTCTCGCTCATAAGACGATCCATCATACGATCTCGTGCAGCTTGGCCTCGCTCAAATGCGGCATCTCTATCTGCTTCAGTGGTCTGTGGAGCGCCACCCTCTCCACCACCCTGTCGGGGATCAGGAGCAGGACCGCCGGATGTCGTAGGCGCAGCCTTCTTCTTTCCGTGACGCTCTGCCAAGTAATTTTTGATGAACTGCTGTGAACCCGACAGATTTGTGTTGTACGTACCCGCATCCTGCCGCCTAACAGTCGTGAAGGGTCCTATGCCACCCTTCGCTGCTGCGTTGAGCGCTTGTTTCATAGCCAGAGCATCTGCAGCAAGAGTTTCTTTGTTTATCGTGTAACCCGCCTCAGTCATGTACTCTACGTATAGTTTTTCACGCAAAGCTTCAGCCTGACTGGCTGTCGCCATTTGAGGTCCTGCAGCGCTGTGAATGTTGCCGTACGCATCCATAATCGCGCCATCAATGCTAACAAGACCAGACTTGCCGGTTCGAGTGTACCCACCACCATCTTCATCAGCGTTTTGATCCTCCTGCACGGTGCCGGGGATAAAATTCATGTTTATCGCATCTACACGTCCGACTTGTTCCTGAGTGAGGCCACCCAAAGTGCCGCTGTATATTCTGCTGCCGGGGGCACGGCTGATGGTTTGATTGTTGATCGTGAACATGCTTCCGCCTGTTCCACCAGATGCCGCAATCTTTGTTGCGTTTTCGTATTGTTTCTTTCTATTCATGGCTCCGGCTGCAAGCATGAAACCACCCAGCGCCGGATTACCCATCCCCATCCCCACAGGTGTTCCGATTGCCATCTCAGGCGTCTTGAGATTTTTTGCTACCCAGTCACCAAATCCACTGAGGGACTTGTCCTCGCCCTTCTTGCCAGCCGTCTCTGTATTTTTATCGAAGTTTTTGATGTATTCGTTGTAGTCTACCTTGCCTAGCTTGAACGCGGGCTGTCCCGTTTTCATATTTATGCCACTGAAGATATTTGTCTCGCTGTCACTCTCCACCGCTTCTAGGATGTTGGGTCTTGTAACAGGGGCAATGGGATCAGGATCAGCAGGATCAGGAGCTTTTTCAACCTTGATACCGGGCATGTCATAGAAGTCAACAAACCTAGTTTGATACTCTTCAGGAGTAAGATAGTTTCCCAGTCGAGTGTCATCAACCGTACCGCCTGACTGCATTCCTACCCTCTTAGGCAATTCAATCATAACTTGTCTGTCCTCCGTGCCCAAGAAGTTTGCCAAGTATTCCCCTGCTAGTTCTGGACTCGCTATAGAGTTCTTTAAAACCGAAATAAAATCTGTTTTTCTGTTACGTTCTTGTTTGTTAAAATTGTATTCGTCTATGATTGTTGTCGTCGGTGATTCAGGCCGATCAAATACATTGAACTTGCCAAGACTGGTGGCTACGGTGTATTCAGGATCAGCAAAACTTTTGTAGGCCGAATCTAAAAATCCTGCATCGACAAGTCCGGGTCTGTACGGATTTATAGAAGTTTTACCCCTAGTGTCTTCAAACGAAGTGAGCATAGCTTTCCCCTCTTCCACAGTCTTAGCTGAAGCTAGGGGATCATTTATGATTTCTTGTATGCTCTCCTCATTAAATTTGTTACGGTCTTGTTGCCGCCTAGCCATAACAAGCATTTCTACGAGTTCATCTTCTGTAAAATCAGCAGCGGTAATTACATCATCGGCACCCACTAGGTTCTCCATAAGGAGCCTAACATTAGTGGGTATCATTTTGTATAGCGAACGAATAGCACCTTCTTGATCCTGTTTAAGATTATACTTTTGTTTGATAAGTTTCCGGAGCGTATCGTTGTTGACTATGACTGCTGACAACTCACCATCAGCTACCTGTTGCAACTCTTCTTCAGTCAGCGGAATGGAAGATTGATTAAGGTCGTAAAAACCTTCTGGATTTCGTTCCGAATATCTTAAACCTGAAGGGCGACCACGGTTTCTACCACGTTTCCCCCCACGCTTTGATCTTGTAGGTATCTCTGCCCTATCTGACCTTGTGGGTGGCCCCGCCCTACCTTTAGGCTTTTCTTCGATCTTAATTCCCATAGCGTTACTGTTCGTTCCTCACAACTGCCTCATAGTTACTCTTCAACTTGAGGAGCATTTCCAGTAAACCCAGCTTCCCCTGCACTTGGCGCAGTTCCGACTCCGATTGTGCCGTTACCACGGCCCGAATCGTCGATTCCCGGAGGTCCGCTAGGTACTCCTCCATTAGGTGCCAGTCCTTGCTGTTGAGTAGGATCGCCAGCTTCTGCGCCTGCTGCTTGTTGAGCATTTTGCATCATTCCCTGTAACATCTGTGCGTACACTTGCGCTTCGTTCTGATCGTTCACCAAGCTGTCCGGATCGATGTCCTGTGAGATAGCAAGTTCACGCATCAAGTTCGGTATCTTTACGAACGGAGCAAGCATAGGATTAGCTACGGTCTGTAGCAGTGAAGTGAGGCGCTGTGTGCGTACTTCCTTTTGCATGACGGCTGCTACGCCACGCGGTTTGATCTCTAGGTCACCTGTGACATCCTCAATGTTCTCTCCGAACTGCATGTTCCACTGAAAGAACGCTTCTCCGATAGGCTTGAGCAAGTGATCATCTATGTTCTTAATGACTGTCTTCATTGACAAGCCTGCGCTGCCCATCAGCATGGACAGGCCCGCAGCAGTACGTCCCGTACCCGTGACGCCAGTCTGTCCGTGAGTGATTGACGGGATGCCCGTCTCCTCGTCTGCAAGCTGGCGTGAAATCTGATACATCTGAATGTTTTCGCCAGCGGTATTCGGAAACTTGAGTCCGTTGATTGCAGTGCCTGTGACGCCCGACTGACGACGGAATATCTTTCCGGGGAAGATGTCCATGTTCTGTCCCGGAACAAGGCTTGCTTCGTCCACGTCAAACACGAGATTACCAGCGAGAGCAAGGTTGTCGATTGCCATACGAACGTGTCCGTTCATCAGCATCTGCGCGTCTTCCATGTTTTCTGCTATGCCAACGCCCCAAATCTGGTAGGGATTGATCTCATACGGGAACACTTGATACGGAATGCGTGCAGGTGTAAACGGGTTCAAGACACAACGAAGAACTATTGTTCCACACACCCATACATTAACTTGTACCTGATCGAACTCGTCCATCTGTTCTGCAACGTCAAGCCCAGCCTCTTCAGCCATCTTGCCGTCAAGAGTGCCCCAGTACTCCAAGA